GACGTTGGTGTAGCTGTCGTCGTCTGCGTCGCCTGTTGAGCGGCTTGCGCCGTTGCGTCCATCGACTGCTGTGCAGAGCGTGTGAGCCCTGTGAACGCCTCGGTGAGACGACGTACCGCTTGCGCGACCGCTGAGTCGTTGACTGTGACCTCGATCTCCGAGCTGTGTCTCTGTTGCGCCATCGCTCACCTCTCTCGCTGTTTCGCCCAAAACTCACGCTCCCACTCATCGACGAGAGCGTCGCCTGTTTCGGCTGGTGCGTCGTCTTGTATCATAGCAGAGGGCGCTTGCATCTTCTGCCACGTTGCCTCATCGAGACTCAACAACCAACGCTCAAGGCGATCATCGTCACTGAGCGTCGGCCTCAGAGGGTCGTACTCGCTCGGCGTCAAAGGAGGCAAGCTCGCTTGAAGCGCACGAAACTCGACTCGCTGTCGCGTCTGTTGCACTCTCTCCCAGAGCTGATCGAAACCAAGCGACATTGTGTCGCTCGACCTCCCCTCTCACCGCGAACAGCAGGTCGTCGTCCTCGGTGATCCATTGATTGAGCCAGTCTGGAATGTTGCGGACTTGAACGCTGATGAGCGCGAGCGCCGCACAGCGGAGCCTTGCGTACTCGCTGAGGCTCTCCCACTGTACACCGCCTGCTAAGATCGACGCTCGACGCTCAATCTGCATACGCTCATCGCCGTTGGGGACACGTGACACAAGAGCGGCGCTGTACCGCTCCCCTGTCGGCGCCAAGTAGTTGAGGCTCAACGTGATCTCACGAGGGATCAGCTTCACCGTCTCGTCGCTCTTAGGGGTCTCTTGTGTCAGTGTCCTCAAGTCCATGTGTTAGCCTCGCTCGTCGTAGATGCGGCGCGCTTGAAAGGAGGCGTTCACCGAGACCACCGAGCCGGCTTGAACTTGCCAACTACGAGACTCAGCGCGACAGCCCTCGACGCGCCATACAGGGAAGTCGCCGACTTGGTCGTAAACCTCCATCGTCAACTCCGGAAACACTAACACGTCAAGTGTGCCACCTCGTGGGATGAGACCTAAATCTTTTAGGCTCTCACCGCTGATGCGAATGAAGCCAGCCGACACAGAGACAGACCGACCCACAGGCACGATCTCTTTTGAGTCGATGTCGCCGAGTACGTCCACGCGAGCGAGAGCGATGTTCTCGGTCGCTGAGACGTTGCTTGCGTAGCCGACCTCGACGCCGTTAACGATGAGCTTGGCGCGAGCGCCACTGAGTACAGTTGCCATGTGTTAGTCTCCTTAGAAGCGAGCGACGCTTGCGGTCACGCGAATGAAGTTAAGAGGCTCGACCGCCGCGACGGTGTAGCCGACGTTCAGCGTGTCTCCCAAGTCCTCAAGAACGACGTCCTTAAAGGCTTTGATCACGCCGTCCAAGACCTGTCGGTTGAGGCGCGCCTCGACGATGCTCTTGATGCGGTTGGCGGTGAGGCCCTTGTTGGGCTCGCCCACAAAAGCGTCGAGGCCGGCGCGCAGATCACGCAAGCTCGCGTTGACGCTCTCGTTGGCGCTCACCTCGCTGTAGATGGGGTTGTCGTCGCGTAGCCACGTCGTCACAGAGCGCTCGACGCGCCACCCAAGAGGGCCAAAGCTCAGTGAGCAGACGCCCTTGCGGATCGCCTCAGCCGCGTCGAGGTTGCCGTTCCATGAGCCGAACACGTCGGCGACGTCTGGCTGTTTGCGTGTGAGCGGTGTCGCGACAGGTGAGCCAGCCTGCATACACGCGAGCATAAGAGCGAGCCACATAGGGTCACGAGTGACGACGCGCCCACGTTGATCAACGAGGCTGAGGTGCTGACCGACGAGCGCGATGTTGCGGTCATTCAACGCCTTAGCGCGCACATTGAGCTGAGAGAGTGTCTCGTTGCGCGCTGAGGCGACCCAAGCGTTGCGCTCACGACCAGCGAGAGCGGCGAGCCTCAAGTGCTTCTTGATCTCAGCGTGAACGGTCGCGAGATCGCTCCAGGCGACGATGATCTGGAGGTCAGCGCTCTCAATGGTCGCAAGTGCGCTCGTCCACTCGGCGAGTGTCGCGCTAGACGATGAGCCACCGCTCAGAGAGGCGACGAGAGAGCCGCTAGACTGTTGAGCGATGCTCTGTGTCGCGCCTGTAGCGCGCTCAACGCTCACGAGGCGTGAGCTTGACAACGCCTCAACGAGCTCCGCGAGATCGGCACGGATGCTCACAGCTTGAGCCAAGCCGTCGATGTTAGCGTCTGCGAAAGCGTCGAACTGATCGGCGTCGTAGTCTCGACCGGCGCTGTAGGACGCGACCACGTTGGGGAGCTGACCGATCGCGCCAATCAGCTCCGAGAGGCTGTTGAAGTCGGCAGGGTCGAAGCTAAGAACGCCATCCACCTCGACGTCACCGCCGAACGCGGCGTCATCGCTCGTCGCGCTGATCGAGTCGATACGACCGAACGCTGAGGTCGTCTGTGCGGAGTTCACGCCGGCGCTGAACGTCAGCGTCTGGCTCGCGCTCGCGCCACTCAGATCAGCGCCCACGATCGCGACGATCACGTCGTTTGTGTGTGCGGTCGTCGAGAGTGAGACGCTGAGAGCGCCGTCGCTCACCATGTCGCTCACGTCGAAAGACGCCGAGCCACTGCTCATCGCTTGGGTTTGAGTCCAGCCATACTCAATACCGCTGAGGCGGTCGCCACTAAGCCCAACGCTGTCGAGCAGTGAGCCGTCGTAGTAGATCGACGCGACGTCGCCGCTCTCGATCCCCGCAAAGGTCTCGACGACACCGTCTCGGCTGATGGTCACGTTGACTTGATCGGAGTTGGTGTTCTCGACGCTGACCTGTGTGCGGTTGCCCTTCGCGCCCCATACGCTGCTCTTGAGAACGAGGGACGCTGAGGCGCTGTCGTCGTTCAACGTGAGGCTCGCTTGGGTGTTCGGTGTGACGTTGAGCAGGGTGAGCGTCGCCGCGCCTGCAGGGATGCGCTCGTCGAGGCTAGGCGAGAACGCCACCTTGCCGACGTGAGCGAGCTCAAGGTCGCTGTGATCGAAGCGAGCGACGTCTTGGGCGCTGGTGAACGTGAGCGCGTTGTTGGCCTCGATCGCAGGGAATGACCCCACGACGCAGACGTTGCCTGTCGAGGCGACGAGCCCACCGAGCGCCGAAGCGTCGACCTCAGCGTAGACGGCAGGCCGGAACACTCGGAGGCCGTTAAGGTTCAATGAACTAGGCATCTTTTCTCTCCTGTGAAGGTGTGTTTTTTAGTGTAGCACGTCTCGCCGTTTACGCTGATCTTTAAGGCGCTTTCACCGCGCCCTGTACGCCCTCATCGGTCGTCAGCGTGTCGCTCTGTACGATGATCGAGTCAAACGTGCTCACTCCGTTGTACTCTGCCTCTGAGGGGATCGCGATCTGTACTTGGTACTCACCGCGCACACGAAGCCTTTTAGCGCTGATCCCAAGCTCCTCAGCGGTGAGCTCCTCCTCTGGCGCGAGCGCCTCTGAGCCGTCGTATCGGAACACATGATACCCTGCTCGGTGCATCGCTCGACGAGCCAACGCGATCGACGCACGAGCGACCACATGATACACGCGAGCCATGTCCGGCGTCTTGGCGAACACGGCGAGCTCAAGTGACTCGCTGATCATGTAGGTGTCGAGTGCTTCACCGCTCGCTGATCGCCCCCCAAAGTCGCTCAAGAGCTCCTGTGTCACCGCCTCCGCTTGTGGAACGACGGTGATCAGCGGCGCTTGTACGCTCCCTTGTGCGTTGCGTGAACGGATCGCAGGAAAGTGAGCACCGCTGAAGTCAGCGAACCACGCGCTCAACGTAGCGTCGCCCACACCCACAAAGAGCCCCTTGAACGCCGACTCTCTGGTGCGGTAGTACGTGAAGCCGCTCGTTAAGGCGTTGACGACGTGGAGGTCTAGGATCATCAGTACACCTGCTGAAAGAGGTCTGGGAGGCGTTGTGCCACTTGATCAATGAAGCGTCGCGCTGTGATGCCTTTGGACACCCATGCGCCGGGGCGTTGATTGCGCCAGCTCGCTCGACGCCACGTTCGATAACCGCCTGTCTGCGTCACCGGTGCGCCACCTTGCCCTCGTGAGTACGTTGAGGCGAGCCTCACCATCCCTGCGAGTGGATCGCTGACGTGGTGAGGTTTGAGACGTGGGGCGAGCCCCCTCCCAAGCCGACCGCCCCAGCTTGTTCCGTTGGGGCCTGTCGTTGTCGCGGCGAGTCGTCGCGCCGCTTGTCTCGCTGATTGACCGCCCATTTGCTCAATGCTCTTGGG